CATTTATATCCACCCTCTGACATAAAACTCTTGATGCCAATGCAGCATGAGTACAATCGTGCAAGGCAAGGATTGAGAGAGCATAGACGAGCAAACAGACCCAAATATGCTGCACCAGCCGGGATGCTTGAAGAGGAGGATAAGGAAAAGTTGCGTGATCCACCAGCTAATGCAGTCTTGGAATTACAAGCTTTAGCGGTAGGTCAGAAGGTGGATGATGTCCTGCAACCAATACGGCAGATAGGTATTGATCCTAATTTGTATGAGGTCCGAACCATATTTGATGATGTCCAGTTAGTTGTCGGTCAGCAAGAGGCTAATTTTGGTCAGGTATCAAAAGGCACTGCTACTGAAACTAGCATTGCTGAATCGAGTAGGATGAGTGCTATCGGTGCTAATATTGATGATCTTGATAGTTTCATGTCAGAAATAACGAGAGCTGCCGGACAAGTCTTATTGCTTGAAATGGGTAAAGAAGAAGTAATGAAAATCGTAGGTGCAGGAGCAGTCTGGCCTGAGTTTTTAAGAGAAGATATCCTGAATGAAATTTACTTGGAAATTGAAGCGGGTAGTACAGGTAAACCAAACAAAGCTGCCGAATTACAGAATATAGAAAGAATCATTCCATTCTTGCTCCAAATTCCCGGTATCGATCCAAAATTTCTTGCAAAAGAATTGTTGCATAGACTCGATGATAAAATGGATGTGTCAGAAGCACTTGCAAAGAACATCCCAAGTATTGTAGCCCAAAACATGGCACAAGGTGGGAATCCAAACACTCGGAGAGGAAAAGGAAGTCCTGAATCTCAGGGAAGACAAGGGGGTAATAATGCCCCAAATCCAAGACGGAGGAAACCTCCTGAACTTGGGAACCAACAACCAACATTAAACTAGGACGTTATTTATGGAAGCTGAAGAACAAATAGTTGAAGATTCGTCCTCTGAAACTACTGAAGCACAAATTGACGAAACTGAGGCATCATCGTCTGATGCTGTGGAAACTGAAGAAAGTCTGTTATCGGTAGTGCAAGATGCACTTCCGGTTGAAGAAGAAGTCCAACAGGCTGACGAAAAAGTTTTACAAGAAGAACCGGAAGAAGTTATGGAGGTTAAATCTGAGGAGACAGCGGAAGCTGAATCTGAGGATTATTCTGACGTACCATTCCATACGCATCCAAGATTCCGAAAACTCATTGCCGATAAGAATGAGCAAAAAGAACTTGCGACTAAATATCAAACCGATTCTGAACAGTATAAAAAAATTACCGATTTTATTGAGCTGAATAATTTAACTGCAAAAGATGCAGTTGAAGGTTTTAAGCTCATGGCTATGTTGCGGAATAATCCAGAAGAAGGTTATAAACGCTTACAAGGACACATGGATAATATTGGTAAATTAACTGGACAGAATTTGCCAGAAGATATTCAGTCAAAAGTCGATGACGGCTTTCTGGACGAAGATGCAGCTAAAGAATTGTCTCAAGCAAGGGCAAGTTTAAGTCGTGAACGATCAATGCGACAGCATAGTCAAAAACGATTCTCAAATGCAACGCAATCTGCAAGTGAGGAAAGACTGTCTGACACAATTAAAACTTGGGGTGAGACTACTTTAGCAAATGACCCGGATTTTTCTCTCAAGCAAGAGGAATTTAACGATAGAATTTCAGCGTTAGTTTCTGAGCGTGGGAAACCTAAGTCACCAGAAGATGTATTGAGTATCGCAAATGATGCTTATGATACAATCAATGAGAGATTTAAGTCGAGACAACCAACGAAACAACCGCTGAAGTCTACCACAAAAGGTAAACTTGGTGGAGTACCAATTGCAGAGCCTACTAATATGAGGGATATAGTTTCTCAAGCTCTGCAAATGGAAGCATAACTCCACTATATATAAGGAGTTATTATGGCAGCACTTACAACTGCCCAATTAGCTAACGTAGCCAATGCTGCGCTAGACTATTATATCGATAAGGGAAAGATTCAATCTTCTCTCTTAGAAGATAAACCATTGTTGGCAGCAATGGAAAAAAATTCAAAGACAATGCCGGGCGGCAAAGGAAATGTTTCGCTCGCAGTCAAGGGAGTCTATACTTCTGGAGTTACCGGATACGTAGCGACTGATACAGTCACATACGCAAATCCTGCGAACATCCAAAGAGTAAACTATCCTTGGAAAGAACATCACACAGGTATTAGTGTGACACTCACAGAGTTGAAGCATGACGGAATTTCCGTTTCTGATTCAACAACTGGCGAGTCAACTTCATCCATGTCAGGGCGTGAGCAACACGCACTTGCTAATCTTCTTGACGATAAGTTAGAGGACATGGCAGAGGGTTATTCCAGAGGAATGAATACACTTCTGTATGGTGACGGAACAGGCGATGCGAAAGCATTGGCAGGAATCCGTTCCATAATTGTTGATGTCCCTTCTGCAACAGGTACTACAGTTGGAGGACTTTCAACTGTGTCTAATACTTGGTGGAGAAACAAGGCATCACTTGCAATTGCTGCAACAGCAACAGGGCAAGTGTTGATTGACACTCTTCACACAGAAATACGGCAGCTCCGTAGATTTGGAGGAAGACCCTCCATTGCAGTATGCGGAAGCATATTTCTTGATCAGCTTGGAACAGAGCTGAAAAACAAGGGTAACTTTACACAAACAGGTTGGTCTGGAAGTGGTAAATCCACGGACATCAGCATGGGTGAGATTCATTATGGAGGAATTAAGTTCCAGTATGATCCTGCTCTTGATGACCTGACAATCTCTGGTAAAAACCCTGACAAACGCTGTTATATCATTGATCCTAGCAAAATGTATTTGCATTATATGGATGGTGAGAAAATGGCAAGGCACTCTCCAGCAAGACCACATGATAGTTATGTTATCTATCGTGCGATCACGACTACCGCTGTTCTTTGTGCTTCTCAATTAAACTGTCACGGAGTTTACGAAATAACGTAAATCCTGACTTAAATTAGCAGCTCCTTCGGGGGCTGCTTCACTCTAATAATAAAATATTATGAAAAATGTATATCGTTGTAATGTGGCTCTGGGCGGTGACTTAGGACAAGTGGTTGTAAAGAATGGAGTTACAATCCCAGAATTAGTAATTCTAAGATATGTGCATTTGCCAACATCAATCACAAATATTTGCTTGACAGGTAAAGAAAAGTATGACTCGGAGAGCGAAAGATATCGTTTAGGAAAAACATTCTCGGACGAAAAAGTTATAGAAATATTTGGTCAATTTGGTGAGTTACCTATGGATATTAAGGAAGTAAATATTGATCCTAATTTGATGGAAGAAGGTGCAAAACCAATTGGAAAATTTGAAAAGAAATCTGAAGAAGAGGATTAATGGCTAGAAATACCACTCTCCAAATTTTGTTGGATGATTTAAGAGCTGAAGCAGGACACTCAATTGCCGCAAACTTTGGTCAGGCAACTGAGACAATGCTACTGAAATTATTGAACAGGGTGCAAAGACGCTTGTGGGAAGATTTTGCATGGAGTTTCCTGAGAATAGAATCTGATATTGTCATGCAAGCAGGTCAGAGGTATTACGATATTCCTTCAACCCTCACTCTGGAACGAATTGAAAATGCTAGTTTCAGGTGGGGGAACCATTGGGGTAGGGTAGATTTTGGAATTAATGCAGGGCATTACAATCAACACGATTCTGATCTTGATGTACGATCATGGCCTATTATGAGATATGATGCGTATGGAACTGTTGCAGGACAGATTGAAGTCTGGCCTGTGCCGTCAAACAATGGATCGGCAACAACGAAAGAAGGTCTACTGAGATTAGAGGGTATTAAAAATCTAAATGCCCTGTCTGCAAAAACAGATACGGCTGATTTAGATGATCAATTGATTGTGCTTTTTGCAGCAGGGGAATTATTGGCAAGACAAAAAAGCCCTGATGCACAAATAAAAATGCAACAAGCCCAACAACATTATCAACGGATAAAAGCGAGACTTTCAAAGTCTCCATCAATAGTTTTTGGTGCAGAGGAACCAGTAGGTTATCAACCAAGGGGGCCAGTATTAATAGCAAGAGTTTCATAAATGCCATACGTTTTAGTAGAAGATTTCAGGGCAGGACTAGATACACGGAGGACAGTAATAACTTCAATTCCGGGTTCAGCTAGGACACTCACAAACTGCCATATTTCCAGGGGTGGTGAGATAGAGAAGCGGAAAGCATTTGTAACGTATGCAACCCTGCCATCTGGAACACATGGATTAGCATCAGCAGGAGGTCAAATTTATGTTTTTGGTTCAGCTTCAGCACCATCAATGGCTGGTGTGCCAGCTAACGTCAACTATATTCGGTTTCAACCGCCAAGTGCAATTTCGAGTGAAGTTATGACAGAAGTTCTCGGTGTTGATTTTTTTAGCGGGGAACCATACGCTGCCGTTCAATTTTCGGGTGGTGCAATTTATCATTACTGGAATGAATATGCTGGAGGAACTGATCCCACAAACCGAATTGCAGATTGGATTGAAGCCAGATCAAGAACATCGTTTGACATAACAGGAGGAACGGCAGGAGGAACGGCTGCAACTGCAACATTTACTGTCACAGGCGGGACATTTAATCCCGGCAATTTATTAAGATATTTGAGGGTAAATAATAGAGATGTTTTTTTAGGGGCTATTTCACATACAGGTGATCACACAGCGACAGCAACTACTATAGCCAATGCGATTACGAATTATACATCAACGCCCAACTATACAGCATCTTCCTCTGGAGCCGCAGTTACAATTACTGCATCTACTGTAGGTACAGGACCGAATGGGTTTGTTGTTGACCATAGTGCAGAGGGAGATTTTGTTGCAACAACATCTAATATGGCTAGTGGTGTTGATAATGCCGTTACTGATATCACAGTAGGTGGAGTTAGTATAATAGATGACTCTATACTTTGGGAAGAATCACACCCATATACTGCGGGGAAGATTGCAGAAGAGATAAACGATTCCCTAAGTTCACCAGAATGGGAGGCAACGTCATACGGAGCTACAGTCAATATAATAGCAAAAGAAGGTGGTACTGGTACAAATTCTCTGGCAGTAGTTGTTACAAAAACAGGTGATGTAACAAGGACAGCATCAATTCCCAATACGAATTATGGTGCAATAGTGGGTGCTTCTGCTGTAGTGACAGGTGGGTTTGTAAGATCATTTAATGCACAAATGCACTCTGTGTCTGATTCATTATGGCACACCAGCAAAATCAATGACCCCGCAGAATGGGGTGATGAAGCCCAAGCTGGAGTTGCAACAGAAGATTTATCAAACCACCAACAGGGGTCTTCAGAATTAATGGGGATTGCACCATATTTTGAAAACGTGGCAATATTTGCTGAAGATTCAGTACAAATCTGGAATGCTGATCCTGACCCCCTGAAAAGAAGTTTAATACAGGTAATTAGTAATTCTGGTACAGTTGCAAGAAAAACAATTCAGGAGATAGGCGATAGTGATGTTTATTATTTGTCACGATCTGGTGTACGTTCAGTAAAGTCCAGAGATTCTTCAAATGCAGCCTTTGTGGGTGATATAGGAAATCCCATAGATGATCTGGTAATAGATGATATGGCTCTTTCAGATGAGGCAACTAGAAATTCCTGTGCAATCCTAGACCCTAGAGATGGGCGGTATCTTTGTGCAATTGGTGATAAAGTGTATGTGTACAGTTATTTTCCTTCTTCAAAGATTTCAGCATGGTCAACGTATGAACCCGGTTTTGAGATTTCAGGTTGGGTATTTGATGGCAAACAAATCCTGTGCCGTTCCGGGGATACAATATACAGCCTTGGTGGTGAGCAAAATTCGACTTATGATTCATCAGTCGTCACAATCCAGCTTCCGTTTTTGGATGCAGGTAAATCTGCACACAACAAAATGTGGACAGGCTTGGATGCAACACTTGAGAATGATTGGGAGCTTTTTGTTGGTACTGATCCAACAGATATTACACAATATGAAAAAGTGGCAACTATAGGAAAGTCAACTTATTCACTTG